ATTTGGTATCCTGAAAGTTTGAAATTGAACAATTCCTACGCAACTCAATAAGTGTTGTTGTCTACGAAGAGAACACCCGCGAGACCATTCTGAACACGAAGGATGTTATAACTCTTTGCGTAGATTCTGATACTACGCTCTTCTGGGTTCTCCGAAGTTGTGAGATACACATTCTTGTTGTAAATGCGTGACATGTTCACTTGACCAGTTGGAAGATGATTTTCGGGGTCGATGGCAAAAGAGTAACAATAGGCGTAAATCTCCGGGACCCTGGTGTGATGATTCATAAACTGGAGGATACTCAGATACAATTCGTCTGCGATGACATCTGAAATGATCGTTTCACCGTTGAAGTCGAGACGAAGACTCTCGAGTTGATCACCGTTAATCCAAGTGTTTTTGAAATTGAACCAATCATTGTTCTGGAGGACCGAACGATCCTGAATAACAATGAAGAGCTCTTTTGTCGGATTGATAAATTCAAGTCTCATGGGCCACTGTGTGACACCCGGTGGGATTGTATCCTGAAACTGTTGAATTTGCGTGATGACGTAATCAATCTTGGCGTTTTGAATGAGTGAAATTTCGTCGTCGCCGAGAAACACGTACTCGACTGGAAGAGAGGCTTGGAGGGGACTTGAAGCGCGAATATTGATCGCAGACAGGGTGGGAATGGAACCGATAAAAAACCCAGGATAGTCACCGACAATCATAAATTGCGTCAAAGATGAAGATACCCATGATGTGAAGGCTGGAACCGGCTCAGAAATGCTTCCATTCGTCACCACAGAAGTATTTGCTGTAAGTGTCCCTTGTAAAAGAGCCACAGGCGTTGGACTCGTAATTGGAGTTGAACCGTCCAACACGTAATAAGGCCCTGAACCTGGAAGATCTGTAAAAGTTGCTGGTAACTCGAGGCGAACGAGCGAAGTGTCATTTCCTAGAACAAAATACGTTCCGAGCAAAAAGTCATCGACGCGATTCACGGCCGTGTACACATTGGACCCGTGATTGATGATGGAGACACTTGGGGACCCTGAAAAGGTCACGACGATAATGTCACTGGTGGTTGTCACAGCCACAAAGGATGAAGCTCCGTCACTCTCGATGGATCGAAATTGATATCCAGTGACACCTGGGACTTGCGTAAAGGCCCCAAAGACGCCGACAGAAGAGTACATCATTGGTGTCACGCAGGGCGCCGATGACACGGCGACGACAATTGATGAGGTGTCGGCTACGTCAACGCACTTGAATGTCGCATCGGGTGTCACTGTGATTGGGATCAGCGAATTGTTATTGGCATTAAACACGTGAAAGGAGTTTCCGGGACTCATGAGCGAAAAAAAGTTTTCGTTGAGCCACTTGACGGATGAGAACCGAAGTGACGTGATTGAAAAGGGTTGCCACGAAATGAGTTCACCCGGTGTCGGAGTCCCATAGGCCACGAGTTGCTCCAGGGGTCGGAGTTTCACGTGGACTTCAACTTCTTGTCGTGTCAAGGCGCAGAGTGGAATCGCGAGACTGTCCGATCGATTGAAATAAAAGGGCAAGGGGACAATGAGTGTTCTCGGATACGGCCCGTAAAAGGGTGCTGTGAGCACTGGGTCTGAACTCGCGGGACCGAGGCCTCCGAGACCGTTCTTCGTGTCACCTATGAGATACTTCAAGGCATTTTGTTGCGATTCACCCAAAAAAGTTTGCGAATAGATTTGCATGTACTCACCATTGATGCGCTCGACGACACGTCCTCCGATGATGAGATCGGCAAATTCGACAATTGCGTTGCCAATGGAGTCCGTGTATCCGTAGGGACTCGGCAACTCAGGGAGCACGAGTTTGAGATAGACCCCCCTGATGAGCTGACCCTTTCGCGGGATTGTACACGTGATGTATGACCCAAAGTCAAAGGCGCCTTGATCAAAGGTGGAATCGAGTGTCTCGAGGGCAAACTTTGTGTGTCTCGAAAACTTTTTGACAAAGTACGTCACCTCGGGTTCACCAGTCAGGAATGCATCCTGGAGACCGACGGCTGCGAGCTGAACTCGGGCCATTCTATTCTTTGTGGGTTTTCTTTTTAAACCAATTGACGAGCGTAGCGAAGTCAATTGTAGCTTAAGTGTAATTTGGCTACTCACTTGACGAGCGTAGCGAAGTCAATTGTACACTAGGCTACAAGTGGCTCCTTCGTCGCCACTTGGTTTTAAAACCAATTGACGAGCGTAGCGAAGTCAATTGTACACTAGGCTACAAGTGGCTCCTTCGTCGCCACTTGGTTTTATTTCTTTTTAAACTAATAAATGAGTTACTCCATCATAGGTCCAGGTGGCGCCACGAACAATTCACTGCGTAAAAGAGCCAGAAGGCTCGCGACCGGAATCACCGACGAGTTTTTTAATCACGAGTGGAACCGACGAAATCAGTCTCGAAACTATTCGGTCGTCAACACAAAAGGCAAGATGGTCGCCTTTGCCCTGATTGAAGTCAAGAAGCCCACGATGAAGATTCACCTGATTGCTGCCAAACCGGGTCTCGGGATTGGAAAGCTTCTCATGCAAAAGATCATCACGAATGCCAAGCGAAGGAGACTCCAAGTCATCTTCTTTGATTCGGTCCCTTCGGCTGTTGGGTTTTACAAAAAGCTTGGGTTTGTTCCTGTCCCAAATCAAAAACACAACACGTTGACCATGATGGCGAAGAATATTCGTCCCGTGAAGAGGGTGGTGAAGACAAAGAAAAGCCCGAGCAACTTGAACCGTTTTCTCAAGGCTTCATCTGCAGTCTCGAACGCTTTTAAACAACCCGTGAACACCAAGAAGAATAATCTTGCTCGCTTTCTCAGGGCTGCATCAGCCGCTTCAAATTCATTTCGAATGTAGTAACATGGGGAATATTTTGAAAAAACTCGACTGCATGAAGCCCGACTTTCCAGAATTTGTTGATGAGCCAGAGGTCATCGATGTCACTCCCGAACCGAAAGAGCCAGAGGTGATTGATTTGACAGCCACACCCGACGAGATTCACTTTGTACTAAAAGATACAGCGTTTGTAATAGAAAAATGAGGCTTGATCACGTGTGTATTTCCCTTCGGGTCATTGCGTCCCTTCAGGAGGGACAAAAGCTGTCAACCAGGAATGGGTTGTTAACAATTGATAGAAAGACGAGTCCCTTTTTGAGGTGGCTCAATGGTGACAATCGCGCGACGACATTGATGCATGTAACCAATGTCGTCAACGAGGCTATAGTCTCTGGTTGCAATCAGGAACTCCTCGAGTCTGTCCCTGGTATCGAGTCACTCAAGGTGACGTACGCTGAAGATTCATCCATTGTTGCCGGAGTTGACGTGTTGCTCAAGAAAATCAAGAGTCACGTGCTCCCTACTTGATCCCATTATAAGTTCCCCCACTTGAACCAAGTGACGAGCCTCAATCATAAGTGGCTCGCTTTGCTCACCACTTGAACTTTACCAAGTGACGAGCGAAGCAAAGTAGCCGAGCCTCAATCATAAGTGGCTCGCTTTGCTCACCACTTGAACTTTTAGTACAGCTTTGGAACATTCGCCGGTTTTTGAAGTTGATAAACACCGACACCAATGGACCCAATGATACCAAAGATTCCCATGACGAGCATAAACACGAGATAACTGTGGTTCGTGCTTTTTTTGTCATCGCTGTTCTTGTTCAGACACTGGATGCCTATGGAGCACGAGGCGACTGTGAGGACACTTATTAAAAGAAGAAGCGAAAGAAGAATGAGATCGTGCATTTGTATTCCTTTATATTTTAAATCAGTGCGCCTGACTCGCGCGAAAATCATGTCGACATCAAGTAGCGATGAATCTTCAATTGCGAAAATTCAGACCAGAGACAATGGCGGATGACAAGGTGTGCATCTTTATCGGCAAGAGAGGCACAGGAAAAAGTTTTCTCGTCACAGACATCCTGTATCACAAGAGACACATCCCAGCTGGAATAGTCATGTCTGCGACTGAAGACGGGAACCACCACTTTAAAAAGTTTGTCCCAGATCTCTTCATTTACGGTGACTACGACAGGGACGCGATTGAACGTGTCCTCGCACGTCAAAAAGGTCTCGTGAGTAAAAACGCTCCAAACTCTGGGGCGTTTCTCTTGCTCGACGACTGCATGTACGACAGAAAGTTTATGAAGGACACGTGTATTCGTCAGTGTTTCATGAATGGTCGTCACTGGAAAATCTTCTTTATGCTCACGATGCAGTACTGTATGGACTTGTCACCAGATCTTCGAGCCAATGTGGACTACGTGTTTATCCTTCGAGAAAATGTGCTTGCGAATCGAGAAAAGTTGTACAAAAACTTTTTTGGAATCTTTCCAAGCTTTGACGTTTTTAATCAGGTGATGACAATGTGTACCGAAAACTACGAGTGTCTCGTGCTTGACAACACGAGCAAGAGCAATCGTATCGAGGACTGTGTCTTCTTTTATAAAGCAAGGCCCCGCACCAACTTTCGTATAGGGTCACCGTCTCTGTGGACGTTTCACACGAAGAATTACAACCCAAATCACGAAACGACGAAACCAGATCCAAAGAAGAAAGGTGTTGTGACTATCAAAAAGGTGAAGTAAAAACCAAGTGACGAGCCGAGTCAATCATCATCCTCATCTTCGGCACACTCGATTTCATGAACAGTTTGAATAATTTTACCATCTGACCAATTCTCCCCGGCGTCCTCCATGACTTCAAGAACTTCTTCAAGACTCATCATGATGTGATACTCCTTGTGACGAGGATACAGATTGCAGAGCGCATTGTAGAGTTCCATTTTTCGATCCATTTTTTCTTACAAGAATATCGTTTCTTTTCTCTAATATTTATAATGAGCAACTATGAAAGAAACATGAATCGTGAATGGAACAGGTTGCTTCGGTTTCACAATCAAACGCGTAAAAAGCGCAAAGCAAGTCCCATGAACAACACCAGGACCACCAAAAAACAAAAGATTTCCCACGTGAAGAGCAATCGATACGGATTCCCAGGTCACTCTAATGCAAGAACGATCCAGAGACACATTCGGGGACACTTGACCCGAAAGCTTCTTCGCGAGTTAAAGAACGCAGAGGACCCAGTCACGTTGAATGCACTTCGTGGCAAGACTGTGTATCGTGTCAGAAGAGCACCGGGACTCTACAATTATTTCAATACAAACACTTTGAACACCATGTACAATGTGTCTGGAAAAGTGACTCATCCATTTACACGGAGAAACCTCACAATGGGAAATGTCAAGGAGGTGAACAACCCTTATTTTAAAAACCAAGTCGCGACGTAGGAGCGACTTGTGATCCATTCGCTTGAGCGACGCGGGCACTTGTAATCCGGGTCAAACGGTTATTTTAAACGTTAAATATATGGAGACGAAACGAAACATGATTGCGAGAGCTGATAAAATGTCCATGGTGTTGGCACATGGCACGTATGAAGTGGACCAAGAGTTTGTTGTTCCACCCGGACTCATCATCATATTTGTGTGTCGTGCGGCGAGATATCTTCCACAGTACATAATCAACGAAAAGTTTTACAGGTTATTCACCAGTAAGAGTCGTCTTCGGGCCTTTTTGACCAACAAGATGATTCGGTACGCTCACCCTCGAACACCTGGAAAGACTGTGACAATGACACCGTATCTAGAAGTTATGAAGGATTGGCAAAAGAGAACGTATGGACCGGGTGACACGTGTCCTGATATAACATTGGTCATGTCTGATCCATCGTGGGGCATGGGGCTTCACAGGATTCCACTCGAGAACGGACAGTTGTCGAGTCGTCCCGGTCGCTTTTCAGGTGAGACTATGCAGTTGTCTCAGTTGTCTAGAGGTAGACGCGGTATTCTCTTTGTCACTTCGTGTCGAGCGACAAGGGGAATGCCAACGAGTTATCACAATGTGTCGAGGACCTATTCTTTTCCAACGTGGTCTCTCGAACACAAGCTCCAACAAAAGAATGTCTCTTCAAGTCGTGTGCTTAAAAGAAAGAGGGGTGAGAGTCTCGCGAAGATCCCACAGTCTTCATCTAAAAAACAAAAAACTGTGACACCCGTACCATTGACTAAGAGACAACTTTTAATTTTGAAGAAGATAAAACTAAAAAAGTTGATTGCGAAAAGGAAGTCTTCTAAAACAAAGTGACTGAGCAAAGTCACTGGGCTACAAGTCGCTCCTTCGTAGCGACTTGGTTTTTAAATAGTCTGTCTACGTGGGAGATCCAATGGTCTAACACGTGACTCGGGTGTCTCTTGTTCACCGAGTTCCTCGTCTTCACTTTCAGAGTACTCATCGAGACCCATGAGTTCAGCAATGTATTTGTTGAGTGCAATCCAAAGCGAATACATTTCTTCTTGCATGGTTTGTGGGGTACTTTTTTAGAACAATTTTGGTCTAGGCTTGTCACTCGGTTATTTAATGAACCTTCGTCCAAAGTAAAAGATGAGCGCGGCAACAAGTGCTGTAATGAGCAATCCAATGTTGGATGTTTCACCGGCAGATGACACCATCTGGGGAATGAACCCGACAAGCTTCTCCTGAACGGGTTTGGCAAAGGCGACGACGGCGGCGACACCGGCCAAGAGCGCCTCCATCTGTTCAGTGGTCAGGGACCCGGTTTTGGCAGCCTTGGGCGCCTGCTGAACAACCGCGGAAGAAGGAGGGGGAGCCATGTACGGCCCCTGGGCAGCGGCGTAATCAACGTCTTGACCCATAATGTCAGATATCGGAGTAGAATCCATTTGAGGTGTACCAATACTTTTTTCGGGAGCACGGACCGCGGGGGCTTGTGGCGCCGGCTCTGGCGGGAGATTTGGGGAATACGAAAAGGGAACAGCGGCTGGCGGTCCACTGCTGGTGCCTCCAAATAAAGGAGTCATCGAGTCGTCACGGTCTGATAAAATCATTGTAGAAATGGTTTCCATCTGGTGTCATCATCTAAAGTTTTAGACTCAAGAGAACGCATTAAATTCCCCAGTGTCGTACATGTCCACCATCTGTGAAGAAACATACATGACACCCAAAAAGGTGAAAAGGAGCGACCCGAGAACAACACCCGCGAGGAGCCTGTTGCTATCGGGATTCTTGACTGCATCATCCACCTTTTGAGACATCTGAAGTGCCAGGGCCACGAGAAACGAAATGACTGATGCGATGAGAACAACCTTGTGAGAGACCCAAAAATGTCCCGCGCGACACAGAAAACTGAGCACTGTTGGATACACAAGTGTCAAGAAGATTAGTCGAAACGTCGTGTTGTCCACGTACGTCATGAGAACGGGTGCAATCATGGCGACTGCCCACAGTGACAAGCCTTTTAAAGCATCAACTGTCGCCACCATTTGTTATCTGAAAATAAAATTACTTGTGGTCTCTCCCAAAGTAGTTCTGTGGGCATCCTAATATTGGGAGCTTCGCTCCCAAAGTAGTCCTTCAGTCCTGAATGTATTCCCCACAAAACTTTTTACGTTGATTGATACGTTCATAGATTCCAAGTTTCACAGACATGTCTTTTAATTCTCCAAAGTTTTTCCAAAATTGTTCCGAGTGTGTGTACTCTTCAACCGTCGAGTGAGCGAGTTCGTGAAGTAACACGTGAAACATATCATTTGGAGTCCCGTCGAGACAAATACCAATCTCAAACCCCTTGTTCACGTTGTAGCCAAGATCACCACCCTTTCGACCCGTGATGACAACTTGGTTTTCGAGCACCTTGAACTTTTCTGGGACTTCACTCTCACGGATGTGATCCACAAGAATCTGGTACCGTCGTTTGACTTCGATGAGATTCGGGGGCTCCTGAGTGGCCCACAAGAGCACCACGTTGAGCAGAATCAAAAAGGTGGTTACCAACCAGAGACTCACCATATAATCGTGTGCTAAAAAAACCAAGTGGGCCGAGAACAACTTCGGGGACGAAGTCCCCCTAATTTGGATGCTTTGAGACCCTAGTAAAAACAAATTGCGAGTACAAACCAGTAATCTTTTCCGGACCCTGACAGGGTTCCCATATATCAAGGTGGATCCCCAAGAGTTCGAGATGTGTCACGAGTAAATCTCTATACGCGATGGGTTCTGGAATCGGACCACCCTTGAAATAAGGTGTGTCGGCTAGAAACACAAAAAGTTTTTCGCCAAAGACACCTCGACCTGTGTTTGGTCCGCGTGTCATGTAGTTTCCAAGGTGATCCTGAAACGGAGTCTCCATGAGAATCGTGTGAGAGTCCGGGATCACACCTATGAGTTTTCCACCAGGACGAAGTCGGTCTCGGATAGCGTTCAACGTGTCAAAGAAGAGGGTCTTCGATTCAAAGATGTATTGCATTGAAAAGTTGTACGCTATGACATCGTAGAGTTTTTTTGGACACGCGAGAATGTCACCTTGATAAAATGTGACCGGGACCCCTAGTTTCTTAGCGCGTGATTTTGCTTCATCAAGAGGCCCAGGATCACACATGTCAAGTGACCCTGCAATTTTCCACTTTTGAAGATCGCCACCAGCGCCACAGCCAACATCCAAAACACTGGAACCAGACGGTGTAGTGCATTGGATAAGAGCTCGTTTGATTGCATTGTGATGTTTACGAACCGATTCCATTTTAGTAAACTTGTGCGTCATTTTTTTAAGACAAGAACCAAGTGGCGACGAAGGAGCCACTTGTGACACTCGATCGATCACCAAAAAAGTTTCCCTGCTACAAGTCGCTCATTCTTCGCGACTTGGATTGTCACCACCAAAACCTCCACAGTGACCGAGGACAATACTCGAGTTTTTGACAAATCACCTCAGGTGGATACTTTTCAATCACTTGCGCAATGACAAATGGGACGATGGCCTCGACGACTTCCTGACACGGTTGAACATCTGGTGATGGAAGTTGTGAACACTCATACATGGCGTACTTGTCAAAGAGACTCAAGAGGTCCTCGGCGTTGGTCGCGAGTGTTGTACATTCTTCGCAAGTCAGTGGTGCTGTGTCGTTCACTTTGAAACCACTTGGTTCAAGTCTTCCAGACGCAAACGCTAGGAGTGAAAGGAGTACAAACGCAATCATTTTCTTAAAAACCAAGTTGCGAAGCAACTTGTAGCCGGGGATCACAAGTGACTTCGCTTCGCTCATCACTTGGTTTCTACTTTTACCACGTGTGACTTTTTTAATGCTACAATGTAAATGATATTTGGTCCGAAGCGTTACGTGATCCTGGGTCACTCTGCGATAAAACCCGCAAATGTAAATCAGATTGTCCCCAAGGGTGTTCGACTTGTGTTTTTGAGCAAGTGCGGATACTTTTACAGCAAAAATTGGAATCACGGTCCAATATTCAAAAACCGTGGCCGAACAAACAATTTTTTAATGTCCAACCAAGTTCAATTTTATGAGCCTGGGACTCATTATCGAAATCAGGTGATAAACATGCCCAAGAGCAACAACGTGAATCTTCTTCACGGCATCTACAAGTTACCCGTGAATATGTTGCGACGAAATCGAAGAAAACCCTACTTGAACAACAAGGGTCGCGCAAAGTTTCCATCGAGACCCGTGAATAACCGAAATAATTTATCACGAGGGCAAGAGTCCATGACAATTTCATCTATACTCAACAAGATATCCAAGTCTGGCGGTGGGACTGTCATAGGAACTTTTTGTCGAGGATACGGGAAAGTGGCACATTCGAACGTGACCAACAAGGGACGGAAAATTGAAAATAAACGAAACAGGGCCACGGTCATCAACGCCAATTCTGGAACAAGGTATCTTCATCCCAAGGGTGGAATCGAAAAGTTCAAAAGTCTTCGACCACTTGTAAAAAGAAAAAATGTTTTGAAAGCCATCTGGGAAGCTGAAAGTGTTCGACCAGTTCCACGACCAACAGGTGTCAAGAAGACAAAGTTTTTTGGATTCATCAAGAGGTTATAAAACCAAGAGCGGCCTACGGCCGCGACGCAGGAAAAGCCCGCTAGTGACGAGGTCGAAGACCGAAGTCACTTGTAGCCGATACCACAAAAAACTTTTTTCAGAAATTTCTGAGAGGTGAGATCCTAGAATTTTCGAAAAACTTTTTGGGAGGAACTTCGAACATTTTCATTCACGTGTTCGACTTTAAAAAAGTTTTTTCTCGATTTTGTCAGATTTGTCTCTGCTAATTAGCAAGTCAATGATCAGGGGTCTTCGACCCCCCTAATCGATGAATTACCTTATCAAAAAGTTTTTTCGAGTCGTGTGGAGTCTCAAAACAAAAAAGTTTTCGTCAACCCCATTAAAGTTCAAAAGTTTTCCGTGTGTGTCTGTCCACCGAACCGTGATTCTGTCGAGGCGATCAATGGGGTGTGGGTACTCAATGTCAAAGTCAAACGACGAACCCTTTTTAAAGTTGATGTAGTTGCCACTGATGACGTCAATGGGAATGACTGCAAAGGGGTTGAATCCTCCGCTCCCATAACACGTGGCGTCGATACCCGTGTACATCACGGGACTCCGAAGTTCTTGAATGTCGAGAAGGATTGCACCTGTGATTGGTGTGTTCACGAGTGTGTCTGACTTGACAAAGTTTTTATAGGTCCCTGCGTAGGCCAAGTTGTCTGCGTACAAGGGTATCACACCCGGTGGACTCGCAGAAGGAGGGACTTGGGATGTGTAAGACGAACCAGTGAACCCGAGAAGCGTTCGAAGTTCTTGGCTCAGGATACTCACGGTGAATGAACCACTGGGGTTCCACAGGACGTACTTTCCTTCGTTGCTCAGATACGTGACTGACACGTTGGACAAGGGCACCAGGGCATTCGTGAGTTCGCGGGCGAGACCCGTCACATCATAAAAACCAACGGGGATCGAGAATGTATTTCCATTAATCTCGATGACATCAGTCCCGTTTGTGAGGTTATAAAGGCTATTCGGGACACTTGCGTACAAGAGTTCCGCCTTGTAAATGTCTTTCACAGGTGTTTGGAGATACACTGTGTACGCATTCCCAGATCCACTCGCGCGTGCCGAAGAAGAGACAAACACAGTCTTGATCTCAGTCTCCATATTATTATACCATCCTATAATAATATGCCACCCTTTGTCTATTTAAAGAAATGAGCTCCACTGAACTTAGATGTCCACCATCGAACTCGAATCCGATTACATCAGTGTCCCCGGTCAAAACTTTGCATGCATTTCCATCGTCGGCCCTGATTGTCCTCAAAAGACGGACAAGATGGGCCTGAAAATCTCGGGTGTCTTTCCCACGCAAGAAGAGGCTGCCAAGTACGCCAAGAGGCTCCAAAAGGAGAATGGAAACTTTGACATTTACGTGTGTTCCATGTACAAGTGGCTCTTGATTCCCCCCGATCGCGATCACATTGAAGACACACACTACGCGGACGAGAAGCTCGAGGAACTCATGACCAAGTACAAGGAGAATCAGGCTGCTGCGGCCAAGATGTTCGAGGACCGAAAGAAGGACATGATGGCGAAACCAGTCGATGGTTCATTCATCAAGCCCGGTGACGAAAACTCCAAGTACTACAGCAAGCCCGACGAGCCCCCGATCAGTCACCCCGCCGAAGTCCTCGAGCGACTTCGCGCCGAGAAACCAGACGCACCTATGGAACAACTCGTGGCCGAAGCAGACGCAATCGTCGCCGATGAAATCAGGGAGCGCCAGAAACAGAGGCTCTTGTCAGCATCCAAGCCCATCGAGTCTCCACCGGCACCCGAGACCCCAAGTGTCGAAGAAGTTCCTGCTTAAAACAAAGGACCCGCGACTCCGGCTACGAGTGACTTCACTTCGTTTGTCACTCGGTTATTTTCTAATCTAAATCTAAATGTGGGACGTACTCTTTTTCATCTCATTCATAATTAACGTTGGTCTCCTCGTGTACTTTTTAAAACCCCTGAAAAAGGCTTTAACAAGAACGAAAAAGGAAGAAGTCGTCGGGTACTACGATGACACTGATGGTCCCGTGTCTTTAAAAGACGCTGACTCGTACAATTACAGGGACGTCTTTGATAACAAGGGGTGGAGGAACCTTATTGGGTTCTGAATTTTCTTCTCATGGTACTTGTAAATGAAGTTTGGGCTCATATCACTTTTTGCGATGTATCTCGTCATTCGATTTTTCTTTAACGTGATTGTGATGGTGATGTATCTAAACAAAAAGGTGTCAACAAACACGCTGAATATACTCAGTATGATTGAACTTTTAATTTCA